TTTTCATAGTTGTTCTCGGCGCGATCGTCGGAAGCGGGGATGCCGACCGCCAGGCGGACGGTAAGTCAGTCGCCGCGTCGGCCAGCGCACCGACCAAGGAAGCGACCAAGGAAGCGACCAAGGCGGCGGAGAAGAATGACGCCAAGCCTCGCGCTTTGCCCAACCTGGTAGGCAAGGGGCTGCAGGCCGCACAAGACCAGGCGCAGGCTGCCGGGTTCTACAGCCTCACCTCGCACGACGCGCTCGGGAGAGAGCGGATGCAGGTGCTTGACCGAAACTGGAAAGTGTGCAGCCAGTCACCGAAGGCGGGCAACCACTCCACCGACACCAAGGTCGACTTCGGCGCGGTCAAGTTGGAGGAGGACTGCCCCGGCAGCAAGCCGTCGGCGAAGCCCAGCGCGAAGAACCCCGAAGCAAAGCGCCCCACCGAGTACTCGGACGGTGACTACGTCGTCGGTGAAGACATTCCCGCTGGCACCTACGAGACTCCCGGCGCGAAGAAGGGATTCTTCGAGCTGTGCACCATCACCAGCGAGCCGGTAGATGACAGCAAATTCCCGCTGCTGAAGTCGGCGAACGCCGACGAGCGGATCATCGTCACGCTCACCAAGGCCGACGGCGTCGTCACCATCAGCGGCTGTGAACCGCTCACCCGCCGATAGCGCTACAGGCATAACTGACGAAGGTCCGCCCTCATACAGGAGGCGGACCTTCGGCGCGTGCGGGGAAGACTCTCAGCGGAAGGAGGTGACCAATGGCAGGACGACGGCACGCCGGCTTCAAGAGCCGCGCACAGTGGCGGTACTTCTTCGCGCACCCGCGACTGCGCCGCTACGCCCGCGACAAGGCTCATGCGACCAAGGGTGGGAAGATAGCCCGTTACCGCCGCCTCCCCGCCAGGAAGGGCATGCGCCGCCGCTAGGCGGCCTTTTCCTCTTCAGGCGAGCCCCCGCCCCTTTGCTCGTCGTCCAGGCCTTCGTCGGCGCCGGCTTCGACGTCGTCTTCCTCGGCCGGGTCGTCGTCCTCTTCGTCCAGGTGTCCGCCGCGAGTGTTGAACGGGTCGCCGGCCGGGACCGCGTGCGTCTTGTCTTCCCGGATCCGCTGGACTTCGGCCGCGATCTCCGTGTCATCCCACTCCGGATTGAGGCGGCGCACCTTCATCCAAGTGGAGATCGCGCCAGCCGACTCCAGGAGCGACAGCGCCCGTGCTGTGGCCTCCGGGTCCGGCTGTATCGCGTCCGGCCATGACGCCGTCAGCTCCGCGGCAGGATCGACACCCTTCGCCCCACAGTGCTTCACGTCCACCATCATCATGGTCGTCAGCCGCTCCAGCAGACCCGGCCGCTCGTACAGGATCTTCAGGCCGCGGGTCGTCAGCGACTCCTCCTTGCGGGCAGCCACCTCGGTCGCAGTAACCGCCACCGTGCCTTCGTCGCCGAACGACTGGGCGCTGTACCCGGCGCTGGACAGGATCTGCCGACGGAGTGCCTTGCAGGTCCGTTCGTGCTCTTCGACACGGATGTCGAACTGGACTTCCTTGATGGAGGCGGCGTCGCCGCCCTCGTCGAGCATGTTGAGTTGCATCAGCACCTCCTTGTCCAGGTCGAGGACGCCACCGGAGCCTGGGCCGTCCGTCTCGAGCATCGACTGCGGCACGAGCAGCCGGGCCTTTCCCAGGCGCAGGTCCCGCATCCACGACGTCCAGCTTTCGTCGAGGGCGTCCATGATGGGTTCGACGCCGGCGTAGTCGGAGCGGCCGAGCGGCTCCGTGTTTGGGATGCCGTGCCACAGCCGGTTGGGGAGGATGTTCGGGGTGTGCGAGATGAGCAGGCGGGAGATGCCGGTTGCCTGCTTGCCCTGGGCGTTGACCCGCTTCACCAGGTATTCGCTGTCTGGATGATCCGAGAGGGCCATCTGCATGCCGAGGGTGTCGATGTCGCCTCGGTACAGGCCGTACTCGATGCTGCCGGGCTCGTGCCGCTCGAGGAGCCTCCATACCTCTGATGCGTCCGCCTGCGGGTCAAGCTCACGCCAGACTGTTGCCGCGGCGAGTCGGCCCCACCGCCACTCTGGTACGACGGCGTCTGGGTAGAGGACGTCCATCCATGGCCGCTCCTGGATGGTCTTGTCCCACACAACCCGGTAATAGGCGCCGCCGAGGCCTGAGTTGATTTCGGAGCCTTCGCGCATCTTCGCGTGACCTCGGTCATCCAGGTACCGCTTCAGCTGCGCTGAGGTTGATGCTGCCGTCGTCTTGTCTGTCGAGTCGGCATCCACCGTGACTCGCGGCACGTCCGACCACATCAGATTTGCCGACATCTCCGCGATGTCAGCCGCGATCGGCACATGGAGTTTCGCTGCCGGCTGCCCAGGGGAGACCGGTTGACCCCAGAACATGCGCGCGACCTTGCCCACGATGCCGCCCCGGTACTGCGACGGCTTGTTCAAATCGAAGAACGCGCGAGCGGTCGGATTGGTGGACACACCCACCCCGCCGTATACCTGCGCCAGATGGTCTGTGTCGCCGGAGTACCAGGCGTGCCACGTCGCCATGTCGGCATGCGGAACGGCGAGCTGCGGCGGCGGCCAAGGCGTCTTCCCGGACGGGGGCAGCGGCATGACAGGTTCCTCTCGGTCAGGCGGCCAGGGCGAGCTGGCGCTGCCACAGGGCTCGTGTGGTGAAGATGGCGTAGCGGAGGGCGTCGACGCCGTGGTCGGCAACCTTGATGGGGCGCTCTTCGCCCCGGAGGGCGGCCTTGTCGTCCCACGAGTAGCCACCGATTTCGGTGATCAAGTCCTTGCAGGAGGCGTGGACGAGGAGCTTGTTCGCGGCCAGCAGCGAGCTGACTGTGCGGATGCCGTCCATGACGTCGTTCTTCGCCGCTGTCGGCCGCAGCTTGTCCCGACGCAGCTGGGTACTGAACGACGCCGCGGACGGGTCGACGGTGACGAACTGCGGCCGGACCGCGCCGATCCCTGGCACCTCGCCCAGCCACGCTCGCATCCGCTGCGAGTACTCGGCATCGGTGAGCTGCTTCTTGTGCTGGCGTGAGTCGTAGCGCCAGTCCGCAGCCGCGTACAGCTTCCGGTCCGCGCCGAGTCCGATGAGGACGGCGTGGAACGGGTTCGTGGTGCCGTAGTCGACGCCCAGGGAGATCCAGCGGTGGATGCCGGCCTTGGGGAGCGCCTTGACGATGTGCCGCTCCCGGTCCCAGGAGTCGTAGATCGCGCCCTCGGCCGCGACCCATTCGCCGAGGATGAACCTGCGGTAGAAGAGGCCCTCGTGCATCGCCTTGATGTCGCGCACGTAGTCGGGGTCGAGGAACGGGTTGTCGTCGATGGTGAAGCTGAACCGGCGGAGGGGCTTCTTGCCCTCCTGGGACAGCCAGTCCCGCATGAACCAGTGCGCCGGATTGTCTGGGTTGGTCGTGCAGAACAGTTGTGCTCCGCGCACGGACATGCGGCCGAGGAGCTGCTCGAAGAACACCTGCGGCACCAGCGTGACCTCGTCGACATAGGCGCCGCACAGGGTCATGCCTCGGATCTTCGGCTCGGACTTGGCGTCGTTGGCGCCGATGACGTGGACAACCCGGCCCAGGATCGTCGCCGTGGGAGCGCCGGGCGTGTAGTGGATCAGGTTGGTGAGGTCGCCGAACAATGCCGGGTCCTGGAGCGGCAGGAACAGGTTGCGGTGGATCGTCTGGGCGGTCTTGCCGATGATGACCAGCTCACCCGTGGTAGGCGCATTGGCCACGAAGATCAGCCACTTGAGAAGGGAGGCGATCGTCTTCCCGGACCGGATCGCCCCTTCCCAGCAGGAGATCTTCGTTGTCGACTCCGCGATCGACCGGATCTGCTTCCGGGACAGCGGCAGCGTGTCCAGCACCGCTACGCCTCAAAATCCTCAGCCGCAGCGTCCTCCGCGTCCTGTCGCTGCGACCAGGCCACCATCACCTCGCCCAGGCTGCCCAGCATCGACTTCGCGCCCTCGAGGCCGCTGCTCTGCTCGATCGGCTCAAGCTTCAGGCTGCGGTCGATCGCCATGCCCGCAGCCCCCATGAGGGCCCGCTTCTCGGCGGCCGGCGCTTCGTCGAAGACGTGGTCCTCGTAGGTGTTCTCCTTGCCGCCGAAGGAATAGACCGTGGTCTCCTCCCACATCTGTCTGCGCAGCTTGTCCGCGTCGACGGTCAGGTTGAACGCCAGCTCGGCTCGCAGGGCTGCTAGGTCGGACTTCCGTGCGGCGGTGGCGGCGGCGACTTCGGGGCCGCGCTCGAAGCTGAGGGGCGGGTCGAAGCTGGCCGCGATGCGGCTGATGGTGCTCCCGCTGCGGTCCATGATGTCGGCGATGTCGTTGCGGCCCTTGCCTTCGGCATGGAGCTCGGCGACTCGGTCACGGTCTTCTTGGGTGACGGGACGTCCAGGCATCAGCGGACTCCAGTGCGTGCGTGCCGCCGGAGCAGCGTGGGCAGGGGCGTGCCGTCCACAGGCCAGCCAGGCAGCCAGGGGATGAGGACACAGCGGCAGTGCGGGTGGCGAGGTGGTCCGGCGATCGGGGTGTTGAAGACCGTGCGCTGCGGGTCGAGCGACAGACCGCCGGGGAACTCACGGCCGGGACGGATAGAGCGGCCGGCGTAGGCGGCGCAGGCCGGGCAGGCGCCCGGTTCGGCAACCCAGAGGAGCCGGACGGTGGGGCTGATCACGGCGGCGACGGCTCGAGCAGCATGCGCTGCGGCACTGGTGGTCGCGACGGCGAGCGCCCGGCCGATGCGGGTGACCGCGCGGCGCGCTCGCTGGAAAACGGCGTGGACGCCTGCGAGTCCCAGGGCCGTGAGTGTGGTGGCGGTGAGGAGGGCGAGGGCGCTGGTGTGCTCTTCCTCCACGGCGGCAGTTACGGCACGTGCTGCTGCGGCAGCCTCGGGCCCGATGGTCGGCGTCACTGGGGGAGTGGGCTCGCCTCGCATTGCGGCCGCGATGGATGCCGTCTGTCGTGCGGATAGCTGGGCTGCGTTGAAGGCCGCTCGCTCGATGTCCCGCTGCGCCTGACGGC